TGATCGTCTCACGTTACCTGATACCACACAAGTTCCAATTAGGTTTACTAGGTCTACTATGGCACGAGAATCTAGTGTTTCTCCGCCTCTGGAGCCGATTACACGGTCTATCTGGTCGTGCAACTTGATAAGAGGTGCAGGTCCTGATGCAACGCCTCCAAAGCCCTTAATAGGGGCTCCTAGGGGTCTGATTAAGTCATAGTTAAACTTCTGAATGCTTTGGTTTGCTCTTAGGTAAGAGTTAACTAAAAGCCTGACCGATTCTACCCAACCCTCACGAGTGTCTGGGATTTCAAATACCTGTTCTGGCTCTGTAGGAGAGTAGATTGAGAAATGCTTATCCTGTCCTACTGTATCAAAGCCAACACCAATACCAAGCATTAAAGCATCCATAACCCAAGCAAATAAGGCTCCTGGATCATTTTTATCAAGGTCCTTTGTTGAAACCATTGCACAGTTTTGTAGTGCTGCTGAGTTCTTTTTCTCCATTACCATTGGAGTTCCAAATGCCCACATGCCTCGCCCTGGTGGTGTCCACTTTAATTCAAACATTCTTTGGAATGCTTCTTGTGCAGACTTCTGAGCCTTGTAGTCATTCCATGGCAAACGGTTTTCTTTGGCGTGGTTTTTTTGTACTGAGTACATACCCTCAATTACTCGACGACAAACCTCGTGCCAGCGTTCTTTAGTTCCATCCTCCTTCATGCGAGAATATGTACGAATGAAGGTAATTTCTCCAAGTGAGTTTTCTGCTGCATCCTTAAACCCAAATGGGCTTGGAGCAGAAACATACTTATCTACAAAATCTTCTGGAAGTCTAAAACTAAAAAAATCTGACATGTGTATCGTCCTTTCAAAAACGGAATAGTCTTAAGTATAGCAGAGTTTTCTAAAAAGTAAAACTCTACCTAAATGTATTGTTGAGAGTTATGTAAAAAGTAATTCAATAATAGAATTAGTGAATCCAGTGTTGCGGTACCATATACTTATAACCACTCTTAACTAGGTGTGCTGTGTGGTGATATGGTGGTGATGGAGGAAATACAATAATACTTCCAGCCTTTGGCTTAACTGCAAAATGATATGCTGTAGGATCTGCATTTGCAAAATCTGAATCTGGAGTTGGACCTTGAATTGGGCCCTTTGGATCTCTAATTGTAAAAGAAATCTCTCCACCCTCATAATCATCATTGAGGTACATTACGAAAGAAACCTTAAGTCTTTCATCTCCCTCTTGCTGATCAAAGTGTGCACCCATAAATGTTCCAGCCATGTACTTCTTAATTGGATACATTGGAAACAGTTTAGGTTCTTCTGTGATACCGTGGGCTGCTGCGTAGTCTCTTGCTACATCGTCAAAAGCCTTTTGGAGTGTTGAATAAATATATGTATTTTTTTCATCTGAGGGATCTGCTTGTGAGATACTCTTGTCTGTTCCATAGACGTACTCTTGTCCACTACACGCCATCCATTCGCCCCAAGGATCTTTGTTGTCATTTTCAATTGCCTCAACAAGTTTCTTTGGATCTTCAATTACGTTTGTGTAATAGTAAACCTTTTCTTCAAGTATTTCTCTGTCCATTTTATATCTCCTTAGAATTTATTCTCTTCATAAAAGCCTGTAATTTTTATAAAACCTACCGTAACGTACCTAATAGGTCCTTCTCCTACAAACCGAACTCCATGTTCGTATTCTTCATTTCCTGGGAAAAGAAGCAATGTTCCTGGGGTTGGCCTCAAGTCTGAATTTTCTTTATTCTTAAAGAATAGAGTTCCATCCTTGTAATCATCATTGATATATAGTATAGCAGCGTATTTAATTGATGGGTCTGTGTGCTGGTCTGTGTGTGCTTTTAGTTCAACCCCTGGCTGCATTCTTTGTAGTGTTCCAAACCCTGCAAGTTCTAAAGAAGGGTCTGAAAGTTTTATCAAATCTCCAAGCCTTATCTGAAGAGTCCTGCTAATCTCTTCATGTGTAATATCTAGATTCTTATCTTCCCATCCCTGGGTTATTTCAAATTTACCTTCAGCAACCAAGTTATCAACATCATCTCTTCCAAACTTTTCCATACAGAATCTAGCAAGATTTTTTGTATATTCTATAGACCACTCTTCGTTGGGTGTTGTCTTGATTATTTCTAATAAGGTGTCTAGTTCTTTGTCTTTTAAAAAGTCTTTTATAAACAATATCCCGTCGTGGAACACCTCAGTATTGTAACCTGCATCATCAAACTCTTTCTTTAAAAAAACATCCATTTACTTTTCTCCGACCTTATATTTGTTGCCGTCAGCATCTAACTTCCATCCTTCTTTAAGAAGTTCTTGCCACTCTGCTCTTTCAATTTCTTGCTTTGCTCTGGTCTCTTTCATCTCTGCTGCCCATGCATCTCGTAGTTCCTGGGAATATGCAGACTCTTCCCTATCATCCCAAAATGATCCAATAGTATATCTAACACCACTTTCAATTAAAGAAACCTCATGCATATTATTAAATCCTCCGTCAAAAACGGCAAGCATACCTACTTGAGGCTTAATCTCTATATTTTGATCTGGGAACTTTAGCAGTCCACCTTCAAAGTTGTCATTGAGATATAAAAATCCTGCGTATCTGCTTCTTGTAAATGCTCCAGAATTGCCATGCTCGTCTGTATTGTCAGAGTGTATTCTTGCATATGCCCCTGGCTCCCATTTTTGTGTGTGGTATCCAATTTTAGAAATTATCTTTGGGTCAAGATCGTGTACGGAAGCAATTGCTTCTGGCATTGTTTTTTCTATATCAGAAAAGATGGTTGGAGATAGGCCAGCGTCAATAACTTCTTGGTCGTTGTCTTGTGGCAAAACTGAAGAGTATGACTCGTAGAAGGAAATAGGCATCCAAGAAATCTTTCCATTATCGGCTTGGTCATCTAATGCCTTGATCATTTTTTGACAAGTTTCTTCGTCAATAAAATTTTCATAAACAACAATATCTTTTGTTATTCTTTTTTTATTATTTAGATTCATGGTTTTCTGTCTCCTGTGTGTTCTGTAATTTCCCAAAAGAATGGGCATGTATATCTAATACCACTCTTAATCTCTGTTACTCCGTGAACATAATTCATATCCCCTGGGAAAAAATATGCTGCACCCTTCTTTGGCTTAAACTGAACACCCTGTAGTGGGAAGTATAACTCTCCACCTTCGTAGTCTTCATTTAAATAAAACAGACTTGAGAGGTCATAGTTTGGGAAGTCATTTGGAAGCCCTGCGTCTGGCCCCTCGTGTAGTTCTTTGTCTGCGTGAGGGTTCTGAAACTGCCCTGGCAGCCATCTAACGATAGTTGTACCAGTAGGGGTAACCTTTACCTTATAAAACTCTTCAACGATTGGCTTAAGCCTTTGAAACAGTCCTGCAATTACTGGAGCAATTGTTGGATCATTTTTATCTAAAGTTGGGCTAGTTGCCACTCTGTCTTTCCAGTATTCAGAGTCATATACAACTGTACCGTTTTCGTTAACATGGCTCTGAGTTACATCCCAGATTGTCAAAGACTTTGCAGCCTTCTCTAAAAACTCTATTTCTTCTTGAGTCATAAAATTCTCTAACTCAACGATCATTTCTTTGCCATTGCCAAACCAGCCAGAAGGCGTCAGTGACGGCTTTCTAACTACAACGGAAACATCCATTTTGTCCATAATTGAATTATATCATAGGGTTTTGCCCTACAATTTCTCCTCTATCTCTAGTTGTTTTAGGAATCTATCTGCACTAAATCTCCAGTTGTCTTTTGCAAATGAGGTTACAATCTTAATGCATAGGTCTTCATAATCTTCTTTATTTAACTTATCTTTAACTTGATGCAATGCTTCAACCGTATCAATGTAGTTTTGTCTTACAAAAGAGGGATCTCCAGCATGATTTCTTTTTAAAACTTTTGTATTAATCTTTCCAGATGGCTCGTATAAAGAAACAGTTAAGTAATCTTTTGCAAACCCTGCATCTTGATACATTTCGTATCCTTCTAGTGCCTGCTTTTGATTATCAAAAGATATTATAGATCGAACTGGAGACTCCCCATCCCTAGATACAGTTATCATATAGTGACCAATACTGCCACTTGCTGAGTTCTTTATATAATCATTTACGATATCGTCGTGATTAGGCTTTAACTGTTCCATTATCTACCCTGAACCGTTTGATCGTCTACTCCAAGTTTTAAGGTTTTTACTTCATGAGAGCCAAGAGATTCGCCATTCTCGTTAACAGCATTTCTATACCAGTCAGTCCACTGACCTCCTGAGTTTACCTTTTGTGCTGCTTCTCCATAAGAAATATTTGCCTCTACTCTTTTCCTGTCTTCATCTTTATAGTCAATAATCTTGATTACAGTATTGTTTAGGGCTGTAAGAGAAAGTGGAATTATCGTTGCTACTGGAGTTCCAGCCTTAATAACAACCCTCTTATTTGCAACCTTTGCTTTTAGGGCTAAAGGAAATGGATTGTCGTAAAAAGAAGTACTAATTAGAGAAGACATGGTTTCAAACTCATCACTAAAGTAGTTAACTGGATTAATAGCAAGTATGCTAACATCCTGATCTGTTCTAAATATTAAACCTGTGTCCATGCTAATAGATGACTGTCCTCTCCCAGAATATGCTCTTTCTGGACTCAAGATTTTAACGTGGTCAGGCGTTTGATCATTTATTCCATCCCACTCAAACTCAATATCCTCTGTGCAAGACAAACTATATCCAACAACGTTTGCTTG